ACTAACCTTGATTATGACTTCATGCCTTCTGGTGGTGGAACATTTGGATACGATAGGATGTGATGATATGGAACTGTATATAAACATAAGCAAAGGGATGCACACACTCAACACTGGTAAGCTGACACGTAAGCGTGTAATGGTTAAGGGGAAGAATGGTAAGACGTTCTTCCGTATGCAATGGGTGAATCCATGGGATGCCAGTACTGGTCACGGTATGAGGGCAATTCATAATGAAGACCACTTGAAAGAGGCAATGAGACATGGTATCAATGAGCACCCACAGTATAAGCAATCACTAGCTGCACAAGGGATTCATAGTGAGAGAGCACTGAAAGACAAGTTGCATAGCAAGCAACCAGTGTATCTACCTGAGACTAAGGAGTCAGCTATGGGTGGACAGTTCATAGATAACCACATCAAGCATGGTGCTAACAGGTACTTAGCTATCCATGATGGTGACTTTTTCCAGCATACTGCTATGATTAATGATGCTGGGCATACAGAGTTAGAAGCTGAGCGTATGGGTGAGCTAACAGAACAACTGCCTAGCTCATTCTTACAGACGCTTGATGAAGGCTCTACAATGGACATTGGTTGGGCTACTATGGGCATGAATGGTGCTGATATGGAGAGAGCCAAAGAGCTAACCAAGATGACATATGGTGAGGACAGCCCACAGTACAATGCTGTTAAGAGTATGGAGCCAGACCCAGATAAGCAAGAGCTAGAGCAACCTAAAGAAGAGCCAAAACTAGAGCATGTGATAGAGCCTAAGGATGAGAAGCCTGCATATGGCACACCAGAGGACTACAACCCACGTGAGTATGACCATGATGAGAAGATTGCTAATATGTGGGAGTGGCGTAGGGAAGCAACAGAGAAAGAGATGAAAGGGAAGAACAAAAAGGAAGCAATCACCAAGCATATAGATTTTGATGAGTTAGAGAACATGGACGAGGATACAGTAGCTGACATGTTACAAGACAAAGACACGTACCGCAACCTGCATGACCAACACGAGAGTGCAACAAAGCATGGGCTTAACAGTAGCCTAGACGCTGCTATAGCGTCAGCTAAGGATGTGTTTGGTGACCTATCTCCTTCTGCTATAGAGCATGTGTTCAGCTCTCCTGATGGCAAGTATACCGCTCATATAGAATCAGTCATACCTGATGTGTCTGACTTTGGGAAGGGTAGATACCATGTGGACTGGAATATGACTCTAAAGCTTAAATCTAAGGATGGCTTCAGTGCTGGTCGTGTCATACGTAAGGTTGGGCGTGACTGGGATGGCACACTACTTGTTCATAATGAACTGCTGGATGTGGAGGATGACTACCAGAACATAGGTATTGCAGGCAACCTATATGAGCGTACTGAGCAAATGTGGAAGCATATATCCAAGGGAAACAAAGTGAAGATAAGCATATATGCTAACATTACCATAGGTGCTTATGCCTGGGCTGACAAGAGTAAAGGCTTTGACTTTGCTGACTCCTACGAGCTAGAGAATGCTAGGACAGAGCTATGGAGCTTCATAGAGAATAACGGCTGGGATGCGAATAAAGTAATGAACGCCTGTGGGTATGACAGTGTTGATGAGCTAGAGCATGCTTGGGAGTTTGCTGAACTGGATGACGGTTACAGGTATGACCTAACACCTCATAACTTCCATGACCTCAAGGGTGAAGCCCACTTAGGCAAGGCATTCATGCTCACTAGTAAGTCCTCATGGGAAGCTGAGAAGCATATCAACCTTGATGGCAAGGCGCACCAAGAGAATATACGTGATAACAAGGTTGATGACTACCTAGCTGACACAGGGCAAGAGGATTTAAACTATGAAGACTTAGAGGACTTAGACGGCATTGATGAGGATGACGAACTACCAAGTATGTCTGGTCTATCCACATATGAACAGGTTATGTTAATGCGAGGAGGAAGGGGATTACCAGGATGAGTGATAAACTGAGACAGTTCAAGAGTGTTAAGCCTGTGCATAAGCATGAGGGCAAAGAGGGGTTAATCAAGACTAAGGATGGCAAGACAATAAGAGATGACAGCTGGCTACACCCTAGTGCTGGAGTGAAGCCAGTGAATCCAGAGGTACGGGGTGGGTAGGCACCACCCCCCTATTACCAAACCCCCCACCCCCTAAAGTTTTCTTTTTTGGCGTAGGTAGGAGTCCCGTTTCCTTTTGGAGTCTCACACCAGCCCCAACCCGACCACTCTACACGCCACATCTAAACTTTTGCAATCCCCTATCTCCCCCTGTTCTTCCCATATCCCCCCGACACTCCCCAAATACACCCCCTACCCCTTTTCTACAACCCCCACCCCCTTATTTCTCCCCTATAAAAAAGTACGTCACCTCCTTTTTCGTATAAAAGAAAACTTTTTCTTTTGCATTCTTTTTAGTAAGGAGGGAAGAGAACATGCATACGATTCAACCACCAGAGCACACCCTATACATCAACGGTATAATCATTCCGATAGTTATACCTGGAGACATGAAGATTCAAGTGCGTAATAAGACAGTGTATTTCCAAGTATACCGATTGTACTTTCCAAAGGAGCTTATGGGAGTACTGACTAATCACGTATGGGCTGATGGATGCCTAGACGTAGACATGGGATATGAGCCTTCACCTTATGCTGGTGAAGAACCTGAGAAGCACTTTTCTAGGTTTGAAGGTAGAATAGCCATTAGTAGCTACACTGAGAAATGGGTAGACCTAGATATGTTGGTTTTGAACAACGTATCATTTACATTACATTTATATTAGGAGGAGTTAATATGGGAATTACTGTTACTGACAAGAGTACACTTCACATTAATGATGTGGAGATAGACCACGAGGGATTAAGGCTGGAAATGGCACCAAATGGAGGGGCTATCATCCATGTCAAGTCTATGACATTGCCTGAAGAAGACTGGAAACAGTTACAAGGAAGTAAGGCGAAGATAGCTGCTACACATACTAAGAAAGTGGTCACCGAGGGCAGTAGAGGAGTCTCTTCCATAGCAAACAGAGCATTTAGCGGTAAGTTAGCTTCTGTTAGCTACTACTCAAGGCACACACTAGACCACATGGATACTATAGGTGGAGTTACCCTTAGAGTAAACCCTAGTTGGGTGGTGGAGTAATGCACGTAACTCACAGTGTACTAACGATTGATGGGTTAGACATTCCCCACGTAGCTGAAGAGATGCTGATAAGTGGCAAGGTATTTCATGTACAATTTGTAGGAGATGGTGGGGCTAAGGTATTTAATGACCATATAACCATCCCTACCTACATCTATGAGAGACAGGCAGAGGGATTACCATTTAAGCTAATTCGACACTATAACTTTGGAGCTACTACTGGGGCTATTACTACACAAGGAATGCTTAGACGTATCAATTGTGAGAGTAGCCACAATCCCACAGAGGGTAGTATTCATCTGAGTAAAGCTGTATTTAGAATAGAGGAGGCACTCTAATGGAAATAACCACACTAACAATTGATGGAGTAGATATACCACATGCACAAAAGAAGGATTTAGTACTGGGCAAGCCTTTCTACATGGAAAGAGTCAATGGGGATAGTTGGGATATCTTCACTCACTACATTACCCTACCTGCTGATATCTATGATAAGCTAAAGGACAAATTACACTTTGCCCTTATACACCATACACATGGTGTGGGTATGACTCCATACACCCTACACCAAGGCTTTACGGAGTACTGTGCTGCGACCTCTGTAGAACGTGATGGTGATAAGGTTCATCTACGACAAGCACGATTCCGTATTGTGCCTTATCTAAGACCTTGGCAAAAAACTTATTTGGAGATGAATATATAATGGCTAATCAAGAAGTAGACTTATCATTCATGACAGAATTCAGAGTGGACACGGAGATAACACCAGAGACTCACCTATGGATAGCAGGTGTGGCAGTTCCTCACCAGATAGAGACACAGATAACGTCCCTATACAGAGGTACTTGCAACCTGAAGATTAAGAGAATGGTCGTCCCTACTCCAGTAATGGACTGCTTTATGCAAGCTGAGACAGTCAGCTTTAAGCTGGTTAGTGCTCATGGCAAGCACGTTCTAGAGGGGGATTGTTGCTTAGACACCTGTGTGGAAGGTGGCAGTAGCGACCACTTTAGAGCTTTAGAGAACGTAGTACTAACAATCAGACCCAAATGATACGAGGGAGAGGACTTTTGGTCTTCTCCTTCTTTTAATGTGAAGGGAGGGGGAGACGATGAAGCATGACAAACCAGAAGGTCTGCTAGAGGAAGTGTGCATGATACTCTCAATCATAATTATCTGCACAATACTATGGACTATGTCGTAAGGAGGAAAAATAATGAGTAAGTATAAGGGTGCACACCCTTGCCTGTATTGGCACTTAAAACCAGGGTATTTCATGTTCTGCACTACTGGTGAAAGAAAGTGGGTTAAACTGTTTGGGATACCCTTAATTAAGCTAAGAAAGTGGGAGATGTTCGAGGTACTGGATGTGTCAGATAGACGTGATGGCATGATAACAGTACATGTTAAAGGTACTGAATCTGGTATGGAAATGAAGTTTACTCGTCGTAGTACAGCAGAGACAAGCTATTATGTAGTAGAGAGCACGGAAATCATTAAGAAAGGTGTGATTGATGTATGAAGAAGACATTGTTGTTGGTAGGTTGTGTAATGGTACTGGGGGCTTGTGACCCACCTAAACCTCCTGAGTATAAGGAGACCCCACAAGGATTTAAACCTATTGGTCAATATGAGGAGTCCCCATACAGAACAATTAAGCTAGAAGACAAGGAAACAACTTGCAGATACTTAATAACTGATGATGGTTATATTACTCCTGATTTAGTACAACCTGCTAAGTGCAAAGGATTGATGAAAGGTGAGTAGGATTATGATGCCATTCTTTGGTAATGTTGGGGATAATGGTGAGGACAGAAAGCCTAGTAAACCGAGGGAGGTTAGGAATATGACAGAGAAAGAGTTTAGAGTAGCAGTATTAAAAGGTCTTGTGGCAATCGAACATGCAGTCCGTACTCAAAGAAGACACTACTGGGCTAGTGACATGGAAATGTATGTGCGTCAGGCACAGTCTATGGTAGAGAAGGAGGAAAAGAAGAGTGAATAGTATTCTAACCATAGGTTCCATAACAATAATTCTACTATGTGTACTAATTGTGGTTGCTCTACTATGTTATGATGGGTACAAGTGGATTAAAGCTAAAAGAAGGAGGAAGAAGCATGAAAAAAGCCGTAAAGGTGTTAGAAGCTCTAATGTATGGTAATATTACCGTGAAGATGGATGGTCATGAATTAGTGTACTCTAGAGAGCATGAAGGGGTATTCATTAAAGGTGAGAAGTTCGAGCATGGGCAACCCGTAGAGCAAGGCAAAGGTACCCCAGTGCTACTAAATGCCGACTTTGACCTTAACTATTTCATTCGTAAGTGTGAAGAGATGCCTGACCATGAGATACTGGGCATTTGTGGCAGTCTAGCACTGACTAAGCAAGTCCATAAGAAGAGAAGGGGTGTAGGGGATGAATAAACAAGCTTTCTGGTCTGCATTTGCTGGGGTAATATGTTGCATACTTGCTAGTACAGGAACATGGGCACTCTTGGATTCCCTCTATGATAAAGGTTATGAGAAAGGCGTTAAGGCAGGTATTGAGCAAGGCAAGGAACAGACTATGAAAGACATCGAACTTAGCTACGATATGTGTGTTAAGAAGAAAGGAGAATAACATGAAGATTGGACAAGTAATATTTGCCCTAATGTTAACTGCCTGTATAGGCATGACATACTTCACAGACAACATGGCAGTTATAACTTTAGTTATCATTATTAACTGTATCTTCGCTCTGTATGTGCTGAAGAATGAGGATTTAGCCTACCCTTCTACATTCCTGGCAACAGTTGGTATACTGGTTGGGTTGCTGGGGATGTGTTTAGCGGCTATACTTGGGAACTACTACCTCATGATTCTTGCACTACCTTGGAGCGGTATGATGGTGGTTGGATTTATATTAGTACTAAAAAGATAGGAGTGGATGGTAATGAGAACAATGCCAATGGAATTGGTTACTGTCGATGGAGAGCTACTGAACAAGCATAGTGATGGGGAGAGAAGGCACAGGTCTACAAGGGATAATAATAAGCACTATGATTGGACTAATCCTCTAGCCTTCGTACCAAGAGAAGGTGAGCTATTAACTTATAAGAAATTTAGTCGAGAAGGAACTGGAGAGGAAAAGACCTATCGGGTTGTTCGGGTGGTATATCATACTGAGGAAGATTGTAACAACTCTTATAAGGGTTGGGTTGAGATTCGAGTTAGTGAGGTGACAGGAGCATGAAGCCCTTTCTAAGTGAGAAGTTTCATGTAGACCCAAATAATGCTTTCCAGATGATAGGCATTACCCTAAAGTTTTCATCTCACATGGAAGCACAATACTATCATGACACAAACCCAAAGCCACCTGTACAGGTGGACAGTTTAGAGGGGTTTATCAAGATACAGCAGCATAGTAAGAATATTGACGAATCTTACCGATTATTCGGTGAAGCTAGGCGTTACCGTTCTGCACTGACTACTCATGATGTAGGTATCCGTGAATTGCCTATGGAGTTGCAGGAGAAATTAGTAAATACGTGGGCTGAAGTGGAGAAGTATCTACGTTCTAAGACAGAAAGGGTGGAAGGATAATGTTAATAGCCAGGCTAACACTGTTATTTACCATTCTTGGTATGATGGGTGGAGCAATCTACCTATTCACTCAAGGAGGGTGGGGTTACTGCTTTGGGTCTATCTTGATGGTAGTGGCTGCATACTTCGCAGAGGACTTCTATAATGATGAGAGCAAGAAACCAGTCATGATGATTATAGACAATAAAGGAGACTGGAAACCAGTAAAAGGAGATGAGACAAAATGGAAATAAGAATCCCAGTTGTAAAGAAAATAGAACGAGCTACCCCTCTACCAGAGAGGGTTGGAACTATTATAGTTGATAATGAATCTGAACGAGTATACCTGTTAGCAGTAAATCCTGATGACCAAGATACCCCATATCTGATGAGTCTGGCTGGAGATAGTTATTACTCTATAGCTAGGAACTATTCTGAACCTTGCGAAATGCTGACCTATGGAGATATTGAATGTACTCTAGGTAGTGACTTCACACTGTACACAACGGAAGAATATATGCTAGACTTAGTAGCAAAGAAAAGACAAAAGCGCTCTTAGGAGTGCTTTTTCTTTTGGTATGAGACTTTTTCCATATAAAGGAAATTAATAATTGCTGGACGATACTAATTGAGGAGTGGATGATATGCAAGTAGTTAAACCTGAAGTTGCGCCATCTGATGTAAGGATTGAGGCTGGTAGTATTATTGTTGAGAATGGTGGGTTTGGTGCTACATATTTAGTTACTGAGCACATTCAATATAAGGACACTAACCAAGCAGGGCACACAATAGACGGAACTCTGTTACAGAACTTTAATGGTACTAGTGGTCATTTGATTAAGAACAACATCCCACCTATAGCTGTACATGACATTGAGCAGGCTTTAGGTAGCACTTTTGAAGTATTCACTGCTGAAGAGTATCTGTTACAGTTAGTTAAGAAATAGACCCCTAGTGGGTCTTTTTCTATGATATGAGCTGTCCATTCAGGATATGAATTTTATACTTGATTACAAATAAGGAGGTATTCTCATGCCAAAACCATATCCTGGTTCTAAGTATATTCCTGGTTTAGGAAAGCAAGTCAAAATCATGGGTAACGAGATTGATGTACCTAGTGTGAAAACCGCTTTAGGTTTAGGTGGCACACCTGCTAAAATCGTTCCTACTGACATTGACATGGCTAAGTTGTTAGTCGAGCTAGACAAGACTTACCAACGAAAAGCGTAACCGCTTAAAAAAGACTACTCTTAAGAGTAGTCTTTTTTAAGCGGTTACGCTTTTCGTTGGTAAGTCTTGTCTAGCTCGACTAACAACTTAGCCATGTCAATGTCAGTAGGAACGATTTTAGCAGGTGTGCCACCTAAACCTAAAGCGGTTTTCACACTAGGTACATCAATCTCGTTACCCATGATTTTGACTTGCTTTCCTAAACCAGGAATATACTTAGAACCAGGATATGGTTTTGGCATGAGAATACCTCCTTATTTGTAATCAAGTATAAAATTCATATCCTGAATGGACAGCTCATATCATAGAAAAAGACCCACTAGGGGTCTATTTCTTAACTAACTGTAACAGATACTCTTCAGCAGTGAATACTTCAAAAGTGCTACCTAAAGCCTGCTCAATGTCATGTACAGCTATAGGTGGGATGTTGTTCTTAATCAAATGACCACTAGTACCATTAAAGTTCTGTAACAGAGTTCCGTCTATTGTGTGCCCTGCTTGGTTAGTGTCCTTATATTGAATGTGCTCAGTAACTAAATATGTAGCACCAAACCCACCATTCTCAACAATAATACTACCAGCCTCAATCCTTACATCAGATGGCGCAACTTCAGGTTTAACTACTTGCATATCATCCACTCCTCAATTAGTATCGTCCAGCAATTATTAATTTCCTTTATATGGAAAAAGTCTCATACCAAAAGAAAAAGCACTCCTAAGAGCGCTTTTGTCTTTTCTTTGCTACTAAGTCTAGCATATATTCTTCCGTTGTGTACAGTGTGAAGTCACTACCTAGAGTACATTCAATATCTCCATAGGTCAGCATTTCGCAAGGTTCAGAATAGTTCCTAGCTATAGAGTAATAACTATCTCCAGCCAGACTCATCAGATATGGGGTATCTTGGTCATCAGGATTTACTGCTAACAGGTATACTCGTTCAGATTCATTATCAACTATAATAGTTCCAACCCTCTCTGGTAGAGGGGTAGCTCGTTCTATTTTCTTTACAACTGGGATTCTTATTTCCATTTTGTCTCATCTCCTTTTACTGGTTTCCAGTCTCCTTTATTGTCTATAATCATCATGACTGGTTTCTTGCTCTCATCATTATAGAAGTCCTCTGCGAAGTATGCAGCCACTACCATCAAGATAGACCCAAAGCAGTAACCCCACCCTCCTTGAGTGAATAGGTAGATTGCTCCACCCATCATACCAAGAATGGTAAATAACAGTGTTAGCCTGGCTATTAACATTATCCTTCCACCCTTTCTGTCTTAGAACGTAGATACTTCTCCACTTCAGCCCACGTATTTACTAATTTCTCCTGCAACTCCATAGGCAATTCACGGATACCTACATCATGAGTAGTCAGTGCAGAACGGTAACGCCTAGCTTCACCGAATAATCGGTAAGATTCGTCAATATTCTTACTATGCTGCTGTATCTTGATAAACCCCTCTAAACTGTCCACCTGTACAGGTGGCTTTGGGTTTGTGTCATGATAGTATTGTGCTTCCATGTGAGATGAAAACTTTAGGGTAATGCCTATCATCTGGAAAGCATTATTTGGGTCTACATGAAACTTCTCACTTAGAAAGGGCTTCATGCTCCTGTCACCTCACTAACTCGAATCTCAACCCAACCCTTATAAGAGTTGTTACAATCTTCCTCAGTATGATATACCACCCGAACAACCCGATAGGTCTTTTCCTCTCCAGTTCCTTCTCGACTAAATTTCTTATAAGTTAATAGCTCACCTTCTCTTGGTACGAAGGCTAGAGGATTAGTCCAATCATAGTGCTTATTATTATCCCTTGTAGACCTGTGCCTTCTCTCCCCATCACTATGCTTGTTCAGTAGCTCTCCATCGACAGTAACCAATTCCATTGGCATTGTTCTCATTACCATCCACTCCTATCTTTTTAGTACTAATATAAATCCAACCACCATCATACCGCTCCAAGGTAGTGCAAGAATCATGAGGTAGTAGTTCCCAAGTATAGCCGCTAAACACATCCCCAGCAACCCAACCAGTATACCAACTGTTGCCAGGAATGTAGAAGGGTAGGCTAAATCCTCATTCTTCAGCACATACAGAGCGAAGATACAGTTAATAATGATAACTAAAGTTATAACTGCCATGTTGTCTGTGAAGTATGTCATGCCTATACAGGCAGTTAACATTAGGGCAAATATTACTTGTCCAATCTTCATGTTATTCTCCTTTCTTCTTAACACACATATCGTAGCTAAGTTCGATGTCTTTCATAGTCTGTTCCTTGCCTTGCTCAATACCTGCCTTAACGCCTTTCTCATAACCTTTATCATAGAGGGAATCCAAGAGTGCCCATGTTCCTGTACTAGCAAGTATGCAACATATTACCCCAGCAAATGCAGACCAGAAAGCTTGTTTATTCATCCCCTACACCCCTTCTCTTCTTATGGACTTGCTTAGTCAGTGCTAGACTGCCACAAATGCCCAGTATCTCATGGTCAGGCATCTCTTCACACTTACGAATGAAATAGTTAAGGTCAAAGTCGGCATTTAGTAGCACTGGGGTACCTTTGCCTTGCTCTACGGGTTGCCCATGCTCGAACTTCTCACCTTTAATGAATACCCCTTCATGCTCTCTAGAGTACACTAATTCATGACCATCCATCTTCACGGTAATATTACCATACATTAGAGCTTCTAACACCTTTACGGCTTTTTTCATGCTTCTTCCTCCTTCTTTTAGCTTTAATCCACTTGTACCCATCATAACATAGTAGAGCAACCACAATTAGTACACATAGTAGAATTATTGTTATGGAACCTATGGTTAGAATACTATTCACTCTTCTTTTCCTCCTTCTCTACCATAGACTGTGCCTGACGCACATACATTTCCATGTCACTAGCCCAGTAGTGTCTTCTTTGAGTACGGACTGCATGTTCGATTGCCACAAGACCTTTTAATACTGCTACTCTAAACTCTTTCTCTGTCATATTCCTAACCTCCCTCGGTTTACTAGGCTTTCTGTCCTCACCATTATCCCCAACATTACCAAAGAATGGCATCATAATCCTACTCACCTTTCATCAATCCTTTGCACTTAGCAGGTTGTACTAAATCAGGAGTAATATAACCATCATCAGTTATTAAGTATCTGCAAGTTGTTTCCTTGTCTTCTAGCTTAATTGTTCTGTATGGGGACTCCTCATATTGACCAATAGGTTTAAATCCTTGTGGGGTCTCCTTATACTCAGGAGGTTTAGGTGGGTCACAAGCCCCCAGTACCATTACACAACCTACCAACAACAATGTCTTCTTCATACATCAATCACACCTTTCTTAATGATTTCCGTGCTCTCTACTACATAATAGCTTGTCTCTGCTGTACTACGACGAGTAAACTTCATTTCCATACCAGATTCAGTACCTTTAACATGTACTGTTATCATGCCATCACGTCTATCTGACACATCCAGTACCTCGAACATCTCCCACTTTCTTAGCTTAATTAAGGGTATCCCAAACAGTTTAACCCACTTTCTTTCACCAGTAGTGCAGAACATGAAATACCCTGGTTTTAAGTGCCAATACAGGCAAGGGTGTGCACCCTTATACTTACTCATTATTTTTCCTCCTTACGACATAGTCCATAGTATTGTGCAGATAATTATGATTGAGAGTATCATGCACACTTCCTCTAGCAGACCTTCTGGTTTGTCATGCTTCATCGTCTCCCCCTCCCTTCACATTAAAAGAAGGAGAAGACCAAAAGTCCTCTCCCTCGTATCATTTGGGTCTGATTGTTAGTACTACGTTCTCTAAAGCTCTAAAGTGGTCGCTACTGCCACCTTCCACACAGGTGTCTAAGCAACAATCCCCCTCTAGAACGTGCTTGCCATGAGCACTAACCAGCTTAAAGCTGACTGTCTCAGCTTGCATAAAGCAGTCCATTACTGGAGTAGGGACGACCATTCTCTTAATCTTCAGGTTGCAAGTACCTCTGTATAGGGACGTTATCTGTGTCTCTATCTGGTGAGGAACTGCCACACCTGCTATCCATAGGTGAGTCTCTGGTGTTATCTCCGTGTCCACTCTGAATTCTGTCATGAATGATAAGTCTACTTCTTGATTAGCCATTATATATTCATCTCCAAATAAGTTTTTTGCCAAGGTCTTAGATAAGGCACAATACGGAATCGTGCTTGTCGTAGATGAACCTTATCACCATCACGTTCTACAGAGGTCGCAGCACAGTACTCCGTAAAGCCTTGGTGTAGGGTGTATGGAGTCATACCCACACCATGTGTATGGTGTATAAGGGCAAAGTGTAATTTGTCCTTTAGCTTATCATAGATATCAGCAGGTAGGGTAATGTAGTGAGTGAAGATATCCCAACTATCCCCATTGACTCTTTCCATGTAGAAAGGCTTGCCCAGTACTAAATCCTTCTTTTGTGCATGTGGTATATCTACTCCATCAATTGTTAGTGTGGTTATTTCCATTAGAGTGCCTCCTCTATTCTAAATACAGCTTTACTCAGATGAATACTACCCTCTGTGGGATTGTGGCTACTCTCACAATTGATACGTCTAAGCATTCCTTGTGTAGTAATAGCCCCAGTAGTAGCTCCAAAGTTATAGTGTCGAATTAGCTTAAATGGTAATCCCTCTGCCTGTCTCTCATAGATGTAGGTAGGGATGGTTATATGGTCATTAAATACCTTAGCCCCACCATCTCCTACAAATTGTACATGAAATACCTTGCCACTTATCAGCATCTCTTCAGCTACGTGGGGAATGTCTAACCCATCAATCGTTAGTACACTGTGAGTTACGTGCATTACTCCACCACCCAACTAGGGTTTACTCTAAGGGTAACTCCACCTATAGTATCCATGTGGTCTAGTGTGTGCCTTGAGTAGTAGCTAACAGAAGCTAACTTACCGCTAAATGCTCTGTTTGCTATGGAAGAGACTCCTCTACTGCCCTCGGTGACCACTTTCTTAGTATGTGTAGCAGCTATCTTCGCCTTACTTCCTTGTAACTGTTTCCAGTCTTCTTCAGGCAATGTCATAGACTTGACATGGATGATAGCCCCTCCATTTGGTGCCATTTCCAGCCTTAATCCCTCGTGGTCTATCTCCACATCATTAATGTGAAGTGTACTCTTGTCAGTAACAGTAATTCCCATATTAACTCCTCCTAATATAAATGTAATGTAAATGATACGTTGTTCAAAACCAACATATCTAGGTCTACCCATTTCTCAGTGTAGCTACTAATGGCTATTCTACCTTCAAACCTAGAAAAGTGCTTCTCAGGTTCTTCACCAGCATAAGGTGAAGGCTCATATCCCATGTCTACGTCTAGGCATCCATCAGCCCATACGTGATTAGTCAGTACTCCCATAAGCTCCTTTGGAAAGTACAATCGGTATACTTGGAAATACACTGTCTTATTACGCACTTGAATCTTCATGTCTCCAGGTATAACTATCGGAATGATTATACCGTTGATGTATAGGGTGTGCTCTGGTGGTTGAATCGTATGCATGTTCTCTTCCCTCCTTACTAAAAAGAATGCAAAAGAAAAAGTTTTCTTTTATACGAAAAAGGAGGTGACGTACTTTTTTATAGGGGAGAAATAAGGGGGTGGGGGTTGTAGAAAAGGGGTAGGGGGTGTATTTGGGGAGTGTCGGGGGGATATGGGAAGAACAGGGGGAGATAGGGGATTGCAAAAGTTTAGATGTGGCGTGTAGAGTGGTCGGGTTGGGGCTGGTGTGAGACTCCAAAAGGAAACGGGACTCCTACCTACGCCAAAAAAGAAAACTTTAGGGGGTGGGGGGTTTGGTAATAGGGGGGTGGTGCCTACCCACCCCGTACCTCTGGATTCACTGGCTTCACTCCAGCACTAGGGTGTAGCCAGCTGTCATCTCTTATTGTCTTGCCATCCTTAGTCTTGATTAACCCCTCTTTGCCCTCATGCTTATGCACAGGCTTAACACTCTTGAACTGTCTCAGTTTATCACTCATCCTGGTAATCCCCTTCCTCCTCGCATTAACATAACCTGTTCATATGTGGATAGACCAGACATACTTGGTAGTTCGTCATCCTCATCAATGCCGTCTAAGTCCTCTAAGTCTTCATAGTTTAAATCCTCTTGCCCTGTGTCAGCTAGGTAGTCATCAACCTTGTTATCACGTATATTCTCTTGGTGCGCCTTGCCATCAAGGTTGATATGCTTCTCAGCTTCCCATGAGGACTTACTAGTGAGCATGAATGCCTTGCCTAAGTGGGCTTCACCCTTGAGGTCATGGAAGTTATGAGGTGTTAGGTCATACCTGTAACCGTCATCCAGTTCAGCAAACTCCCAAGCATGCTCTAGCTCATCAACACTGTCATACCCACAGGCGTTCATTACTTTATTCGCATCCCAGCCGTTATTCTCTATGAAGCTCCATAGCTCTGTCCTAGCATTCTCTAGCTCGTAGGAGTCAGCAAAGTCAAAGCCTTTACTCTTGTCAGCCCAGGCATAAGCACCTATGGTAATGTTAGCATATATGCTTATCTTCACTTTGTTTCCCTTGGATATATGCTTCCACATTTGCTCAGTACGCTCATATAGGTTGCCTGCAATACCTATGTTCTGGTAGTCATCCTCCACATCCAGCAGTTCATTATGAACAAGTAGTGTGCCATCCCAGTCACGCCCAACCTTACGTATGACACGACCAGCACTGAAGCCATCCTTAGATTTAAGCTTTAGAGTCATATTCCAGTCCACATGGTATCTACCCTTCCCAAAGTCAGACACATCAGGTATGACTGATTCTATATGAGCGGTATACTTGCCATCAGGAGAGCTGAACACATGCTCTATAGCAGAAGGAGATAGGTCACCAAACACATCCTTAGCTGACGCTATAGCAGCGTCTAGGCTACTGTTAAGCCCATGCTTTGTTGCACTCTCGTGTTGGTCATGCAGGTTGCGGTACGTGTCTTTGTCTTGTAACATGTCAGCTACTGTATCCTCGTCCATGTTCTCTAACTCATCAAAATCTATATGCTTGGTGATTGCTTCCTTTTTGTTCTTCCCTTTCATCTCTTTCTCTGTTGCTTCCCTACGCCACTCCCACATATTAGCAATCTTCTCATCATGGTCATACTCACGTGGGTTGTAGTCCTCTGGTGTGCCATATGCAGGCTTCTCATCCTTAGGCTCTATCACATGCTCTAGTTTTGGCTCTTCTTTAGGTTGCTCTAGCTCTTGCTTATCTGGGTCTGGCTCCATACTCTTAACAGCATTGTACTGTGGGCTGTCCTCACCATATGTCATCTTGGTTAGCTCTTTGGCTCTCTCCATATCAGCACCATTCATGCCCATAGTAGCCCAACCAATGTCCATTGTAGAGCCTTCATCAAGCGTCTGTAAGAATGAGCTAGGCAGTTGTTCTGTTAGCTCACCCATACGCTCAGCTTCTAACTCTGTATGCCCAGCATCATTAATCATAGCAGTATGCTGGAAAAAGTCACCATCATGGATAGCTAAGTACCTGTTAGCACCATGCTTGATGTGGTTATCTATGAACTGTCCACCCATAGCTGACTCCTTAGTCTCAGGTAGATACACTGGTTGCTTGCTATGCAACTTGTCTTTCAGTGCTCTCTCACTATGAATCCCTTGTGCAGCTAGTGATTGCTTATACTGTGGGTGCTCATTGATACCATGTCTCATTGCCTCTTTCAAGTGGTCTTCATTATGAATTGCCCTCATACCGTGACCAGTACTGGCATCCCATGGATTCACCCATTGCATACGGAAGAACGTCTTACCATTCTTCCCCTTAACCATTACACGCTTACGTGTCAGCTTACCAGTGTTGAGTGTGTGCATCCCTTTGCTTATGTTTATATACAGTTCCATATCATCACATCCTATCGTATCCAAATGTTCCACCACCAGAAGGCATGAAGTCATAATCAAGGTTAGT